CAGAAGTCGGGCCGTAGAGATATGGCTTCGCTCCGGAGGTGACAGTCACTGTTTCAGTGAGTGTGAGGCTTTCACCTGCGACTTCAAGGTTCTCGGTGACCGTCGAATCGTCCACGGGAGTCTGGCTCGCCTCCTGCTGCAGGATCGTCGTCATGAGATCGGTGAAGGTGACGTTGTCCGAACCGATGCACTCCACCTGATATTCGAGCATTCCGTTGATGTTCAGGGTATCGTCTCCGGGAGCGTATCCAACCGCTTCGACGCGCTTGATGATGAGTGTCTTATCGATACCGAATGCCGGGAGATTGACCAAGATGCTCTGGCCGACGGCGCAGCCCGGAATGAGCGTGTTGAATTTTACGTCGTAGACAGGATGGCCGAACTGGAGGATCTGAGCGGTCGCTCGGGCCTGCGCTTCAGGGACACTCAATATTTTTGTGTCGGAGACGACACCCTGCCGTTCTCCGTAAGCGCCGACGCTTGTGGCGTCCGAGGCGTGCGCAACGATGGGCACCTTGGCGGTGCCGAACACCTTGACCGTTTGCCCGCTTGAGGGGGCACCGGCGGGGAACTGTATCCAGCGCTGCTGATCGTTGTACATGACTTGGAACGCCGAAGGGTCGTCCTGATTGGCGATTCCGATGGTCTGGGGGACGCCGGCGAGCGTGACGCTGATAGGAACCGCCTCATAATCGACGGCCGTCGGCGAATAGTAAGGATAGGAAATGCTGAAGAACTGCCGGATGCCGTCCGTCAAGAAGGTGTCGGGCGTATTCGCCGCGGTAAAGGTCTTCGGATACGTGCCGCCGATCACGTACACGCTGTTTTGCATGTTCGTGATGTTCAAGTCAACGTCAAGCGAGTTCCACTCGATCTCTCCGCTCGTGGCGTCCACGCTGATCGGGGCCGCTCCTCCGGCGCCCACTGCACCTCCCCCCGCGCCGTCATCCACGTCCCCGAGGAAGAAATGTAAGTCCTTATTCGGGTCGATGAACCAGTCCCATCCGACGAGATTCGCGAGTGATTGCAGCGCCTTGCTCGGCTGTTGGTAATTGAACTTGATCGAAGGGATGAGGAAATTCCCGGTTTGCACGTGGTTAGTCGTGAAACCTTTGCCGCCGCAAAACGTGTTGATGATGTCCACCGCGATGTCGTGCGGGTCCATCATGCTGTAGTTCTTTTTGACGAAGGTCCCGTCCAGCAAATATCCCCAATCCGTACATGTCACCTGCCACGTGATGAGAAGCCCGCTTACGATCGGTTCAAGTTGAGTCACCGTTCCGCCGAAGATGATTCCCGTCGAATCGTAAAGCTCAATGATGTCGCCGATTGCAGGAATGGTCTTTACAGGGTAGGTCTGGCCTACGCCTTGACGGATATTGAACTTTAGCGTTCCCACTTCCTTCGTGAGAACGCTCACCATGTCTACGGTTTTCCAATCGACCGACTTCGTCATGTCGGTCGAATTGTCATAGATGCGGACAGCGCTTGCCATTTGCTAGAGTGCGTAGTTTTTCACGCGGATGTTCTGAACGATGCTGTTCGCGAGCATGTTGCCGATTTGCCGGATGGTGCTTGCGTCGGCAGGGAATACACCGCCGTTGATATTGATAACAATCTGCTGCATAGACCCTGTTCCTCCCCCGCCCATCGCGGAGAGCGGCATGACCGCCTCGGGTCCTGCCTCGCCGATGATGGCGAGCGTCGGCTGCGTCACGAATCCTCCGTCCGCGAGCATCGGGATGTCGGGGATGCTGAAGCCGAGATTGATGGCAGGGGTCGCGAGTTTTGTGCCGGGGATCGAGACCGATGGGATGCTGATCTTGATCGCATCAAGCGCGTTAATGAAGCCGTTGATGGCGCTGATGACGTAATCGACTCCGGTCTTCACCGTGTTCTGGATCGTGGCCCAGATGTTGCTTATGAAGCCACTGATATAGGTCCAAATTGTCTCGGTGTCCGTCTTAATGAGATTCCAGTTGAAATAAATCGCCGCGGCGAGAACCGCGATCACCGCGACGACGCCTAGTATGGGAGCGCTCAATGCCCCGATGACTACGCCGATTGCTTCAACGACGGGCGTTACCGTGATGATCGCGACGCCAATGAGCCCCACGAGAAGCAAGAGTGCGGCGAGCGCTGCGGCACCGAGAACGATTGCGTCGGTGAGTTTCGGATGAGCCTCCGCCCACGCGGTGACGTCTTGGATCACGGGTTCGAGATCCTTCGCGATGATGTCGAGGAGCGGCAAGAGATCGTTCCCGATGGCGGTCCCAAGAGCAGTGATCTGGTTGCTCAATTGAGTGAGCGCGGCCCCCGGGGCTCCAGCGGCTGCCTGATCCACGCCGCCGATGGAGTTCTGAAGTGTCTGGAGAATCATGGCGTCGGCGCCTGCCGTGTTCCCAACTTTCGCCATGTTCTCGATCATGGTGACGGTGGCAGCGGGGAAGTCGATATTGCCTTGCCGGATGAGCTGATTCAACCCCGCGACGGGGTCCGTAAGAGCGTTCGTAAGCATCCGGGTCGCGTTCGGGAGATCAGAACCCATCTTTGTGGCGAGATCGGCCGCGAGTTGGGTTGTCTCCTCATACGACCCCTGAAGCTGGGTGTGGCTGAGGATCAGGGCCTCCGATGAAAGTGCTTCTTGTTGTGTGAAAAGAGTGGTGGACTGGACCTGCAGCGCGTATGCCTGAATTTGGCTAAGAGGAATGGCCGAGCCGGTGTCTTTGAGGATTTGGGCAACTTGGGCGGATGTCTCGTCCCATTCTTGCGCCGATGATATTGCATCCCCAATTCCACCCTTGATGGCAAGAAACGCGATGCCGGCGATGGCGGCGAATCCGGCATATGCTCCCGCTGATCCAGCAGTGGCGGCTTCGCTTGAGGCGGCAATCGTGGCGTTCGCTTCTGCTATCGTGGCTGCGGCTTCCTGCGCGGTGACCCCCTCTTCCAGCATGATGTCGATCATCTCTTCGCTGCTCGCGTTCACGAGGTCTGCCGCGACAGCAAAAGACTGCTCTTGTGTGAGCAGTGCATTCTCTATCTCGCCGGTTGTCTCGTTGACCTGTAAGCCGAACTCGGCAAAGCTGTCGCCCGCGGCGTCGGTCGCCGTGGCCACTTCTTCTGCCATTCCAGAAACAGACTCGCTGACTTCGGCAATCGTTTCCGACGCTTCATCGATGGCGGTTATGAGAATTTGAAGCTCGGAGTCTCCCATTGGGGGTTATGACTTTAGATATTTGTCGGCTGCATGCACGATCTTCCTGCGGTCTTGGGCGCGGCGCACCGAAGCGAATGCTATGAACGCGAAGATGAGCAGAGGACAGCCTGCAAAGACAAAGAGAATTGCGATTGTTTCCATTCGAATATGTGGATAGTTGGTTTCGACTTTTCGACCCACTTAACTAAGCCATATTGTCTGTCGTCTTGCAAGGTCACGCCTTCGACCTGCGTTTCGTTTCCTCAGCTTCGTTTTGAAGCATGAGCATGAGGTTCGTGATGAACCAATAGGGCTGCGCTCGATACTGGAACCAGTCCCAGCCCATTTCACGGCACAGGAGGACCGCCTTGAGCTCTGTGGGAAGGTAAGCGCGGCCGACGGCGAAGAACTCGTGCCAGATCAGCTCTGCGCTGGAGCCTTCGCCTCCGTAAAATCCCCGCCCACGATCTTCGTAACTTCCTTGCTGAGGAAGAGGTAATCGGCTAGGGGTAGGTTGCGGAGGGCGGCGGGAATGTCTTCTGATGCGCCGTCAATCGAGACGACAGCTACCGCAACGAGCCGCTTTGAAAGCTCGGTCTTTGATAATTCCGCCCCCTCCTTCGCATCGTTGATGTCGAGGAACTCTCCGGCGGAGATGTATTCCTTGAGCACTACGACCGCGCCGGAAGGAGTGGTGACTGTGTTTGTTTTTCGTTCTGCCATTTTGGTGAGGATTTTGATTTAGTTTTACTAGGCGCTGGTGGCTGCGGTGTTCGTCGTGATGATGTTCAACATCTCGGTATTCGTGGGCGAATACACTGCTTTGAATTTCACGGTCTGGTATACGAGATCCTTGATCTTGATCGGACGACTGAACTCGGTGAAATACACCTGATCCAGCGTGATCTTGACCTCAGGATTCGCGGCGCTGCCGATCGTGACATCGGTGTTTTTGATGTCGATCAACATCGCCTGCGGGACGTTCGGCGTAGCAAGCGCGACGGTCTTGAAGTCGGACTCGTTCTGCCAGATCGCCTCAAGCGTGCCGGTGACCTTGAACTCCTTGTTCAGGTAGTCGATGGGCGCAATGCTGCCGAGGACGTCGTCGTCTTCAATGCTCGCGTCTATGGAGAGCTTGCATGACTTCAACGGGATGGCGGTCGCTCCGGAAAGGCCGGAGACCGCAGTCGCGTATTTGAACGTCATGTACTGCGGAAGGAAGCGGTTCTCGGCCGCGATGGAAGGTGTAAACGAGCTCTGTGAAACACCCTTGAGAGCCTTC